GTTTAAAACGCATGTTATTTAATCATCTTGTACTTGCATCATGGGACAACTTGTGTTATAATATCGGTAGAAATTAAATCGGGCAGTATGGAATTAAATAACACCTGTTTTGTAATTGCACCTGTTATGCAACACTCATTATTGAAACAGCAGTTATGCAACAGGCGTTATTCTTGCCCCTCACAGGGGTGGCGGATGTCATTTCTCAGATGTACTCACACCTGTACAAACCTTATCACCACATCAGCAACAAAGTCACATCCAAAAATAAAACTAATAGGGGGTATAAAAATAAAAGACCCCCACCATAAAAATTGGAAACGTTGACACAGAAAGGAGTAAAAATTATGTACGTTATTTCACCAATAGTAGTGACACCGCATACCTGCTTTGGTTTACTTTCATTACTTGACTCATACAATTATGATACAACATGGATACGTACTGTATGGAATAGTGACGGTATATCGGACGGATGGTGTGCAGAGCGTTGTATCGAAATCATTAACAGAGAACACTATACTATTCCCAATGATTACTACGGTATCAAGTGGCAGGATGAAACCCTTCACAGACTTTCTTCCTATTATAATAGTGGTTCAGCGAACGCACCCGATGTATTCAAACCCAAGTCCGAACCCACTAACACATTTCCACGTTACTAAACAAAGGAGTATGTTATGCCACATAGTTTAAGAGTACGCTTAAAGGGGTTAACTGATAAAGGAATACTAACTCCAAATGATTACACACGATTGTCCACATTATTAGACATAGAAAAGGAGAATAATATGATAGAACTCAAAGAAAGAACAACTACAGTAACTTGTGAAACCTGCATACATAAAAACGTCTGTCGTTATAAAGCGGAAGTACAAGAGTTTGTCATCGAAAACGTACCCGATTTTCTTAAAGTTACCATACATTGTATCAACTACAAGTGTGCAGCAATTGACCCAATAAAAATAAATTAAATAACAGGTACACAAATTATCAACTCTATGTTATAATCAAAATGTGCCAAGGTAGATTACCTTTTCCATTGAGGGTTGGCTTTCCCCATAGTTTACCAACCCTCTTCTCATGAAGTAGGTCAATACCTCTAGGACTATGGGTGCAAATCCCGACTGCTTCACTCCCTGTAAAGGGAACTAAATCCTTATAGGTAATCGTGGTAGGTAACTAAGTAGGTTCAGGCCCTATTTACAAGGTTCAAATCCTTGCACGATACTCGGTACAATAGTGTACCGTACAACATACACAAATGCCAAGAAAGGAGAACAAAATCATGGCAAGAATACCAGTAGTATCACGTACCATCACAACAACAGACGCTTCAGTAATGTGCGTCAACATTTCAACAGGCGAAACTGAAACTAAGACTTTCACCGTACCTCGTACCTACAAGGACAATGACAAGTTGCTCAAGGTTGTCAAGCAGTTAGCCGAAACAGATGAACTCAAGCCTGTACACATCGTAAACGTAGAAGTACACGAAACCTTGTATGGAATGACCGAAGCAGAGTTCATAGAGCACGCAAAGGTTCTTCCCCCTCGCACCGCTCCTACACCTGCACCCACCAAGAAGTCAAAGAAGTAGAAACCTAATAACTCACTATTTAACAACAAAAGGAGAAAAACAGTATGATTACAATTAACAAAATGAGCAGAGAGTTTGACGAAGTAGAAAAGTACCTTATGACCGTATCACCTGCAATCAAGTCAATGAAAGACATTGAAGATGGAACTAAGATAGCTGTAGCAGGTACACTTGAATTTACAGATACCAAGGACAATGGTGAGTCTGTAGACATTCTCTCAATTATCACACCCGACAGCGAAGTATTCTCCTGTCAGTCAGCAACGTTTAAGCGTTCACTTGGAGATATAGTCAATATTATGGGTGACAAGCCTTTCACCGTTATCAAGATGTCGGGTACAACCAAGGCAGGTAGACCATACATAGACTGCACGCTTGATATTACATCAGTTAAGAAAGCTAAGAAGTAATCCTGTAACGCACTAAGCGTTAACAGTTGTACACAAGAGGGTACGCTAATAAAATCAAACAGCGTGCCCTCTACTATTATCAACATGGGGGTATCTATATGGCAAAAAAGAAGCAACCAAGTGTACTCCGACAAGAGTACATGAAGCAACGTAAACGTATCAAGCAATTCATAAGCAGAGCACAAAAACGTGGGTATGAATTTGCCTCTAATCTAGTTCCCACTATACCGAAGCGAGTTACACGTAAGCAGGTAGAAAAATTACAGGCACTTAAACCTGCTGACCTGTACAAGAAAGCTAGGTACTCTAGTGAGAAGTCATACGGTGAAATTCTAACAGGTGAACAAGCACGAAAGCTAGAACGTCAACTTAGTGCACAAAAAGCCGCACAAACAAGACAACTAAAGAAACATATTTCCGACCTAGACTATGACTACAACGACTACTATCAAGATAACGAACAAGGCTTCCAATACGATGACAATTACAGTGAAGATACAGGTTTCTATGACCGAGTAATTATTTCAAATTGGAGAGCACTAGCCACTGAATATAAATGTCGTGACCTGTTAATATCTTGGATAGAACGCTGTGAGGGTCAATTTGGTGCACATGAAACCGCAGTAATGATACAAACAGCTGCCGAAAACGGTGTAGCACTAGGTATAAGCATTAAACCAAGTGATAAGCAAGAAACCGTTAGTAGATTTCTCTCAGAAATGTTATCTTTCATGTCAGAGGTAGGTCAATTCACAAAAGATGAAATGATGGACGCACTTGAAATGGAAGAGAGTTATGAGCCAATCTAAGAAAAGTAAAACACGTTACTTTTCTGCTGACTTTGAAACAACAGTGTACAAGGGTCAAACCTGCACCGAAGTTTGGGCGGCGGCTTGTGTGGAATTATTCACAGAGCAGGTAGAAATATTTCACAGTATTGAAGAACAATTCAATTACTTTATTTCTCTTGACTGCCCCATAGTTGCATATTATCACAACTTAAAATTTGACGGAAACTTTTGGCTTTATTTTCTCTTAGTCACCAAACACTTTAAGCAGGCAAGCAGACAACTCTCTGATAAACTTGGTGACATAGAATGGCTTAAAAAACAGGACATGCCTAACAACTCATTTCAGTACAGTATTTCTGACATGGGTCAATGGTATACAATTCTAATCAAGGCGAATAACCATTTCATTGAAATACGTGATAGTTTGAAACTGTTACCGTTTTCGGTTAAGAAAATAGGTGAGTCATTTAAAACGAAACATCGTAAGCTAGAAATGGAATATACGGGAGTACGTTATGCAGGTTGTGAGATTACGGAACAGGAAAAAGAATATATTGCAAATGATGTACTTGTTGTTAAAGAAGCCTTAGAGATAATGTTTGAAGAGGGTCACCAAAAGTTAACTATCGGTTCTTGTTGCTTAGATGAATTTAAGAAAATCACCAATACTACCGTAAAGAGTACACTTAATTATGATGAACTATTTCCAGACCTTACTCAAATACCGTTAGACAAACAGTACAAATATACAACTATTGATGCATATATCAGAAAATCATACAAAGGTGGGTGGTGCTATCTAGTAGAACATAAAGCAAATCAAATCATAACAAACGGCACAACAGCAGACGTTAATTCACTATACCCTAGTGTAATGTCTAGTGAAAGTGGTAACTATTATCCTATAGGAAAGCCGACCTTTTGGCAAGGTAATTATATACCCGATGAAGCGTACAAGAATAATCACTACTTCTTTGTTCGAGTTAAGACACGTTTCTATCTCAAAAAGGATATGCTACCATTCATACAGATAAAGGGTAACTACTTATATAAAGGAACAGAAGCCTTAAAATCATCAGATGTATACGACCCTAAGACAAAACAATACTACACATATTACACTGACTTAGAGGGAAAACAACACGACACAAGAGTAGAAATGACACTCACTTGCACTGATTATAAATTGTTCAGAGAACATTATAATGTAGTTGAGTTTGAGATACTAGATGGTTGTTGGTTTTATACTCAAATAGGTATCTTTGATGAATACATGGAAAAGTACAAACAGCAGAAACTTATGTATACAGGTGCATTGAGAGAACTAGCCAAACTATTTTTGAATAACTTATACGGTAAGATGGCATCAAGTACAGACTCTTCATTCAAGTATGCAGTTATCAAAGATGATGGTACAATAGGTTTTATTCCTGTAGTTGCTCATAACAAGAAAGCGGGTTACATACCTGTAGGGTCAGCTATCACAAGCTACGCAAGAAACTTTACAATACGTGCCGCACAAAAGAACTATCATGGTGTAGGAAAAAGAGGGTTTATATATGCAGATACCGATAGCATACACTGTGACCTTTCCCCTAACGAGATACAGGGAATTACCGTACATGACAAAAACTTCTGTTGTTGGAAATTAGAATCATGTTGGGATAAAGCCATTTTTACAAGACAAAAGACATACATTGAACACGTAACTCACGAAAACTGTGAACCGATAGAACACCCATACAACAATATCAAATGTGCAGGTATGCCACAAAGATGTAAAGATTTATTTGAACTATCATTAAATGGAACAGCTACTGAAAAAGATGTACATAGTGAAGAAGAAAAAGAATTTCTATTTGATACCGATACAGGCAAACCGATTATTCGCACATTTAGTGACTTCAAAGTAGGGCTGAAAGTGCCTAGCAAATTAAGACCTAAGAGGATAATAGGTGGTGTGCTACTTGTAGAAACATCCTATGAAATGAGGTAGAAAGAGTATGGATAAGTTTACATTGATAATGTTTATATTGTGGGTCATAATGATAATCTTTATTGAGTTCTTTTATTTGTACAATGGCTATCCCATTCTATGAATGAAAGGGGGTGATAACATGAAAAAGTTTGATTGGTGGACATTCATCTATTATTTAATACTAATGTTAGCTATAGTAGCGTATTTTATAGCTATACCTTGGTTATCAAATTACTATCCGTAGAAAGGAGTACAAAATGATACTAAAATGGTTAAACATAATAGCAATTAAATGGGTACTAGGAGAGTGTAGACACTTGTGCTGTTTCTGTCAATTTCGTAATCAATGTGAAGAGGACTACGAAAACGACCTTATAGCAACCATCAAAGAAATAAAAAGGAGAAAAGAAAGATGCAAAGAAAACATTCTAAAGAGATAGAAGATATGTCATTGACCTTAGAAGATGTAATTAACGAGATATACAACGAACAAGACACATTTATTTGCGTAATTAAGATACTGAAATTTTACAGTTTATTTGAAGCATTTACTCGCGAAGTATTAAAGGAAATATTTGATAAAAGTAAGTAAAATTAAGAGGGTGCAGGGTAAACCAAAATGATTTATTCCTACACCCTCAATGTATCTACAACTCATGCTACCTGCAAAGCGTACAGCGTATACGACAAACTGTTAGGGATTATATTCCAAACCTGCTATCCTAACTAGTTCAGTGCGGTAAACATAAGAAGATACCTAGTATCTTAAAGCACTTAACACAGCTTCTTTACATAGCATGTTCTTAAATCTGAAACAACCACGTTCAAAAAGATAACGCATATTGCTGATAAAGAAAGCGTTTTTCTGTAACATAACGTAGTTCACATTATGGTCATCCGTGGTGGTCGTAATCTTAATCGGGAAAGTTATGTCAGCTTTATCATCACAATAGATATAACCTAGTTCGGCAAACTCCCGAATGGCATACTCATTACCATTATATTTAAGAGTAGCAAGATACCTTGTTTTACCTTGCGGTTTTTCTACAAAAGCCTTGTTATCATTGAGGTAAACTGCTTCACTTGCATAAGCAACATACTCGTTATTTGAAAATGCCCGATTAAATGCACTCTTACTTTGTGCTTCACTTGCACCCTCATTATGACCCTGTTCAAGTACAAAACCGTCACCCTTTAAGAACTTTGTATCATCCTTTAAGCGACTAGCTATACCCATTTCTACATAATACGGATTGATAATACTTACAGGGTTGCTTACCATATACAGAGGAACATAACGTACCTGTTCACCTTGTCCTCTAGCTATCGAAGTATGTATACTTAACAACTTCTTAATTTCATCGGGGCAATAGTGATTAGTTTCACTCTGAAATTCATCAAATAATAACCTCTTAACATCCGAAAACAAATGACTGAATTTCTTATATTGGTCAGCATTATTAAGTGCCAAACTGTAGCCACAGGACTTTTCATCCATAAACAGTTCAAAGAACTTACCCTTTGCCCTACGTTTGCAAGTAAGTTCGTGACCCTTGAAGAACAGAGTAGAAATATCTTTCCAAAACTTTTCTACTGTATCATCGAGTTCGTAATCAAACCTGTATATGAGTCCGAATTTTTCACCTTTATCAAGAAATCTATTGACACACAGTCTGTTAAAATAAGTGGTCTTACCTGCTGACCTGTTAGATGTACTCATATAAATCTCAGGTTTGCGCCCATTTATGTCTAACATTGATAATAATTTAGTACCGTCATAGAACTGACCCATAATGGAAACCTCACTTTCTTACTACTAATTATACCATAACTCTTGATAAAACGCAAGAAATATGATATAATTAGATAGATTATGGAAAGGGGGTGAGATCAAATGAAGCAGTTTTACCCTATCATAATAGCACTGATTTTCAATGCACTAGATATAATCAGTGGACTGATAGCAGGTGTAAAGAATAAGGACATACAATCAAGCAAGTTGCGTGATGGCTTATTCAAGAAAGTTGGGTTCATATTTTGTTACGCTTTAGCATGGCTGATTGATACACAGGGTTCGGTCATAGGTTTTCAGATTGGTGTAGCAATTCTTCCTATTATAATACTGTATGTTTGTACAACAGAAGTGGTGTCAATAATAGAGAATATATGCAAGATAAATTCCGACTTATTACCTGCTAAGTTAATACAGTTGTTTCATATTAAGACAGGAGAAGAGTAATGAAGATTATTGATGTATCGCACCATCAAGGTAAAATTGATTGGAACAAAGTACGTCAGACAGATGTTGGGGGTGTTATTGTAAGGGCAGGTTACGGAAATGGCAACATTGATAGAGAATTTAAGCGAAACATTAAAGAAGTTATTGATTTCGGGTTTGCTCATGTGGGTGTATATTGGTTTAGTTATGCTTTTACGACTAATATGGCACTTAATGAAGCATTAGAGTGTATCAAGCTAATCGAACCCTATAAAGACAGACTTGATTTAGGTGTCTACTTTGATTGGGAATATGATAGCATGAAATATGCTAAGAAAATGGGTGCAAATCCCGACCGCAATCTTATCACTTGTATGAACATAATGTTTTGTAATGTTCTTGAAAACAATGGTTACAAAGCAGGTTATTATCTCAACGAAGATTATCAGAAGAATTACATCAACACTGACCTGCTTACACAGTGGAGAAAGTGGTATGCAAGGTACTCAAGCAAAGCTAAACCTGTTAACGCTTATATACACCAATATACATCTACAGGTAAGGTCAACGGTATCACAGGAAATGTTGACATAAACAAGTTACTAGCACCGATGTCTATACGAGATATAGCACTCGAAGTTATTGATGGTAAATGGGGTAATGGTGTAACACGTAAGAATAAACTTGAAAGTGCAGGTTACAATTACAGAGAAGTTCAAAATATGGTTAACTTCCTATTAAAATAAGGTGATAACATGGCAAGTAACGTAAGTGTATATGTTGTTTCCGCTATTTGTGGGAATTGGTGGATAGAAAGTGGTATAAACAGTGGAGTATGGGAGAGCCTACAACAGGGTACATGGACAGACCTTAACAAGGGTTATGGTTTAGGACAGTGGACTAACACAGGTGGTGATACACATGGTAGGCTATATAAACTCAATGAATGGCTAACTAATAACGGTTTTCCCTCGGATAGTTTTAACGGACAGCTTGATTACATTGAGGTTGAAGATGTTTGGTTCAGACGAGCAGAAGCATACAAATACGTTAACCTGCAAGGGTTCTTAACTTCTCAAAGCACAGATATTACCGATTTGACCCACGCATGGAATATAGGTTGGGAAGGTATTCACGATGCTACTTGGGACAGCAGAGTAACGCATGCTAGAGAAGTTTGTGAGTACATTCAACAGAACTATGATCCATCCCAAAGTTATTCACCTATAATTGGTAACAGGTACTTATCAAATTCAGAACGTTTTAACAACGCTCTGTATATGTATCATGTGTGGAATGGTGGTACACCCTCACCTGACCCACCTACTCCACCTACACAAGATGGTAAGTTCAAATGGTGGATTTACCTAAAACCACATTATTAAACTGAAAGGAGTGATAATTATGCCATTCAAAGAGGGAACATATCAGCATGAAAGAGGTTTCAAAATCATGGTTACAGATGACGGAACAATTTTTCTGTCGCCCGACTCACCTGCATTTGTAGATATGAAAGATTTCTTTGATCCCGATAAGTGGACAAAGATACATGATTAAGGAGAAAAGTTATGGTTAAAACAAAAGACGAAATACTCAAAGCTATTAAGTCAAAACTTGGCGAAGATACAGGTGATGACACGATAGCGTTATTGGAAGATATTACTGACACTCTTAATGATTATGACAATAAAACTACCGATACCGAAGATTGGAAAACAAAATACGAAGAAAACGACAAAGCATGGAGAAAAAAGTACACAGACCGTTTCTTTAACAATGATGATGTAGACGATGAAAAGGATGAACCCGAAGATAAACCAAAGGATGAACCCGAAGAAAAGTCTACGTTTGAAGAACTTTTCAGCACAGGAGAGGAGTGATAATATGGCAAAACGTATTGCTAATACGACGCTTAATGCGTCAACACTTGATATTCTCAATGTGATACGTGCAAACGCTTCACTTGAATATCAAAATCAGGTACCCAAGGTTACGTCTGCAAAGGATATTCCTAGGGTAGGAGAAATAATCTATGGTACACCTGCACTTGCAAATCAGTTTATCAATGCCTTGGTAAATAGGATTGCAATAGTTCGTATGCAGAGTGCTACATTTAACAACCCCTTTGCTTCACTTAAAAAGGGTTACATAGAGTTCGGTGAAACCGTTGAAGATATTTTCGTGGGTATCATCAATGCTATGTACTACACACCCGAAGAGGGAGAAGCAAGAGAGTTCAAGAGGTACATGCCCGATGTTAAGTCGGCTTTTCATATTATGAATTGGAGAGTTATGTACCCTGTTACGATACAGGACGAGGACTTATATCAGGCTTTCCTGTCACTTGATGGTGTTACAAGCCTTATAGCTAAGATCGTTGAACAGGTTTACACCTCAGCAGAGTATGACGAGTTCCTGCTTTTCAAGTATCTGCTTATTAAGGCAATCAGCAAAGGTAAGATGTATCCTATTTCAATTGGTGACGGTACAAACCTTAAAGATGCGGCTAAGAAGTTCCGTGGTACTTCAAATGTACTTCCTTTTATGAGCGAAAAGTACAATGAAGCAGGTGTTAAGACCACACTTCCTAAAGATCGTCAGCAGATATTCATGGACGCACAGTACAACGCAGATTATGATGTTGAAGTTCTTGCAAGTGCGTTCAACATGGATAAGGCTACTTTCATGGGAAGGCTTCACATGATTGACGATTGGACAACGTTTGATAATGAACGTTTTGAGATAATCAGAAGTCAGTCAGATGGGATCGAAGAAGTAACAGCAGAAGAATTAGCACTTTTACAGGGTGTTAAAGCTGTACTTGTTGACGAAAATTGGTTTCAGGTTTACGACAACAAGAACAAATTCACAGAAAAGTATGTTTCCAGTGGTTTGTATTGGAACTACTTCTACCACGTTTGGAAAACTGTTTCCAACAGCCCGTTCGCTAATGCTGTTGTATTTGTACTTAGCACAGCATCAACCTCATTACCTGCTACAATCGAAGTAGAAGTTACAGGTAAGGACGTAAATCAGATCGCTACTACTCTTAATCTTGAGATAACAGATGCAACGAGCCTTGCACCGCAGAACTATAAGTTTGTTGAAACCGAAGATATGGTAGAAGATATGATCGCAATTCATCCTTACGGCGGAGTCCTTATACCTGCCGAAGTATATGAGGATGCTGATGTTGACATTTCACTCGATGTAGAGATAAACGGTGTACATTACACGTCACAGGAAACTACAGAGGGCGAGGGTCAGAGTGCCGTAACACTCGATAACACTATTTCAAACGCAAGTGATGTCGGTGATAAGGTTACGCTTACCAAAGTTGTTGACTAATGAATAAGGTTCAAGGGTGGTAGGAATGAAGCCTGCCACCCTGTATCCAAGAGAGGTGTTATTATGGAAATACAACCTAATACCAACATAAAACTTTTACATAACGTGCCCTTGGACAATACCTATGACCACACTATATACTTTAGTAATGTAAGTTCTCAGACAGCTTACTTTGCTAGTTTGGTGAAATATAATTTAACTGCTCAGTCATATCAAAGAGTAAACAGAGGACTTGCTAGAATAGCCAAGTGTGCCGATGATATTTACGACTGTAACTACATGATGTTTCAGAACACAAGTTTCGGTAATAAGTGGTTTTATGCGTTCATTAAGAGTATAGAGTATGTAAATAATGAAACAGCAGAAATTACATTCGAGATTGACGACATGCAGACTTGGTTTTTTGATTTCACTATAGACAGAAGTTTTGTCGAACGTGAACACCCTGTAACAGATAATCTGTTTGAACACTTAATTGACGAAAACCTTGAACTTGGTGATTATGAGGTAGTACACGATAATAGCTATGATATGAATAGTATGTCGATCGCTATGTTAGCTAGTTTAGACGGAAACCTTGAGCCACCAACAGGACAGGTTTATGACAATGTTTATACACCTTTAAGCGTACAGGTAACTACAGACAATACACCTGCCGCAGGTAGAGCATTAACAGACCCTTATGTAAACGCAGGTAGAGAAGATGCAATAATTAGTATGTATCAGTTTCCTACTAAGTTTGGTATCGCAGGTGTTAACTATGATGATTTCAATTTTAATCGTCAGAACAGTATGGGTGGGGGATATATTCCAAGAAATAAAAAGCTATATAGCTACCCCTTTACTAAGTGTATACTCACAAACCATGACGGTCAAACTGCCGAATTAAGATTTGAAAATTGGGATAGTGGTCATGTGGGAGAATTTAAAGTTGCAGGTTGTGGCATGGGTCAACCTAGTGCATTATGCTATCCTTTGCACTACAGAGGGTTAGGTTTTGATTGGGATAGTGGTGTAAGTTATTCCAACTTTGCTACAGTACCATTTGCAGGTGATACCTTTAAAGCGTATTGGGCACAAAATAAGTCAAAAGATATTAAAACTATGGGTCTTGGTATTGCAGGAGTTCTCGGTACAGCGGCGGCAATAGGATTAGGTGCACTCACAGGTGGTGCGGCTTTACTGGCAGGTGGTGCGGCTATAATGTCAGGTGCTAGTGCTGTTGGAAGTGTAATGGCAAAACATAATGATACAATGGCAGTACCACCGCAAGTACATGGACAGGTAACAAGCGATTACCTCAATGCAGGTATGTATAAGAACTATTTCATGATTCAACAGGTTGCACTTAGAGCACCATTCGCCAGAGCAATAGATGACTACTTCACTAAGTTCGGATATGCCACTAATAGGGTAAAAATACCCAATACACATAGTAGACCTCATTGGAACTTTGTAAAGACAATAAGTGCTACCATAACGGGGTCGATACCTGCTGATAGTGCAAGGCATATATGTCAGATACTTGATAGTGGTATAACCTATTGGAAGAATGGTAGCGAAATAGGAAGATATGACTTAGATAACAGTCCGAGTTAAAAAGGTGGTGATTAAATGGCAAACAAAAGACGAACCATGAGCATAATGGAAGAAAGCCTGTTGAATAACAATCGCACCTACTATCAGTACGTTGAGAGGTTGACAGAGTTAGCTATATCAAGGTTTATATGGCACAACTTACCCGACACAGTGGATGAGCGTTACCTTGAATTACACTTGTTTACCGATGGACAAATGGTGTACTTCCAAGATGAAGTTATTGGTGATTTGTGTTTGAACACTACAATGAGTGGAAGATTTGATGTATATGGTTATCCTATTTTGCGCAGAGCCTACAGTGCGTACAATAACTATAAGAAGATGTTAAAACCTGATAATAGTGTTATTATTTTCAATAACCTTATGAGAACTAACAGTATCTTAGATGTTAAAATGTTCGCTATGAGGTTGTACAGATTGGACAGGATCATAGATGTTAATGTCAATGCACAGAAAACTCCTGTTTTGGTTGTATGTGATGAAAAAGAACGTCTGACCATGAAAAACCTGTACATGCAGTACGAGGGTAATGAGCCGTTTATCTTTGGTGATAAAAGTCTGAATACCAATAATCTAACGGTGTTAAAAACAGATGCACCATATGTTGCAGATAAGATTTATGAATTGAAGTGCAATATATGGAATGAAGCCTTGACTTATCTTGGTATCAGTAATGTGACCGTTAATAAGAAAGAGAGGTTGATTACGGATGAAGTTCAGAGGGGTCAAGGTGGTGTCATAGCCAATAGATTTCCATACCTTAATGCACGTAATCAAGGTGCTACTAAAATAAACAAAATGTTTGGTAGAGATATTGAGGTAGAATTTAGGGAAGATTGGGAAATGATTAACACCGAAATGCCCGATAGTAAAGGTGGTGATAGTGATGGCTAAGTATACTACAGAGGTTAGAACTATATGCGAGAGCAAGGCAGGACTTGAAGAGAGTAAGGGTGGTAATAATGTTGATGCTATCTTAAATGATTGTTGGAACAAAATATTTACCACAAATTGTACTTTCTTTGATGAAACCTATAGACCTGTTCTTTGTAAGAAGATACTCAAACATTACTATCGCAGAGAGATTGGGGCAGAAACAGCAGGTTTGTGGCAACTTTGGATGAATACCAAGTTGGAAGAGATTATGCCCTATTACAATAAGCTGTATGAAAGTGAGTTAATAGAATTCAATCCTATGAACAATGTTAACTTAACTAAGACAGGTAATAATACAGGTACAGAAACAGGAACAGATACAGGTGCATTACAAAGAGCTAATCAGAGTGCAGATGGGGGAAAAAGAATTACTGCCGCAACAGGAAGCGGTACAACATCTGAAACAAGTGGTAGTG